ATTCCATTCCTCTGGTATTTTTCCTATGTCAGCTTCCTTGTCGGGCAACCATTCAAAACCATGCAGCCATCTACCTGATCTAGTATTGATATCATCTACGGTAAGAGCTTTATGTGCATCATGAGCACAATTAAACATCATCAAACTTGACCAGTTCTTTCTACGGTATGGCTCCTGTATTTTATTATTCATCTTGCTCTTGTTTGTTGGTTCATAATCATGATGGACACACCAGAGAGGATAGTAATTCATGTCACATAATTCAAACAAGTCTGTTACATCTGTTCTCATGTACATATCACTATCCATGAAAAGAGCTTTACCCTCAAACATATTTAGAAATGGTACGAGAAATCTGGTAAAGGAAAACTCAGTGGAAAATGGACGGCCATCTATAGTGTCATAGTCTTGACCGTCCATCATCGTATGTTCTCTACGATACAGTCCCATTCGTTTAACTACATCCCTTTTGATAGGCACTACTCTCACTGGCTTGGATGCAATACGTTCCAGTGAGAACTTTAATACTTGATAGGCCATATCCTCTTTGGGATCGTAGCCAATATAGACTGTATTCATAAAGTCTCCTTAATTAATTGTTATTAACTTTGGTCTTTGCTCTACGGGAATATATTCTTTTAAACCAATATAAAGTACCCCATCAGTTAGGTCAGCCCCTTCAACTTCAATCGTATCGGCGAGTAAGAACCTTCTTTGGAAACTTCGTCTAGCAATTCCCTTATGTACATAATCAGAGTTATCATGTATGCCAGTTGCATCAGCTTCTATGGTCAAGTTATTTTCTTTAACCTCAACCTTGATCTCATCTTTGGTAAAACCAGCAAGAGCTATCTCTATGCAGTACAGGTCCTCACCAGATTTGACAATATCATACGGAGGATAACCCTCACCACCATTACCAGAAGGTGCTGTATGGTTTAGTACATGGTTTAAAAGTCTATCATAACCTCCACCTATAGCAAATCTATTCATTGTATCTAAATTAAAAGTAATCATATCATTTCTCCTTTGTTTGGAACCCATTATGGCATTCCAAGTATATTATCGCACATAAATAGCTCCATGTCAAGAACTTTTTACGTTAAATCAACAAGCTCACAAACTCCACCAGTACAGGCAAGCTCCTGTGAGCCTGTGGTATTATCTTCCTTTTCAAAGTCTTTCAACTGGGACCAATCAATTGCCTTCTTAGGCATGGTCTTTTTAACTCTGGCATATTCTTCTTTTGATATCTCCTGATAGGGAGCTTGTTTATAGGTGTGATCTGAATAAGGCAGGAAGGATACTCCCGATAGATGATCGAAGTTCTTCCAACACCAAGCTCCCACCTCTACCCATTCATTCTCTTTAACGGATACGGTGACACTTGGCTTGTGCTCACACCAATGTTCGGCATAGGTCTTCCATATTTCTAGTTGCTGTAAAGCATTTAAATCATTTCTGAATTTTGAATTGGTTTCTGATTTAATAGGAAAGGAAAAAACTGTGGTGTGTTCAGAAATTTCTTTTCCATCTATTTGTGGTTCATTTGGTATCCCCAGCTCTTTCATAAATATTGTTATAGGATCTTTATTATCAGCCCTGACAGTACGAATATAGTAAGGAGCATGTCTTGCATGAATACCACTAGCACTATCAACTAGCTGAGATACAGTTCCTGAAGGTTTGACACAGGTTATGGCAGTTGCTTGATTAATACCAAGTTTCTCACTCCATTTCTTATTGGTCATTACAGCTACGTTACGAAGATACCGTAGTGTATCAGATAAATAAGCAACTTCAGCAGAATAATCAAGACGAAGAGGAGAGAAGTTCAGGAGTTTACAATCCATTATCCCGGTAAGAGATACACCAAGCAGCCTTTCTTCTGCCGTATTATCCAACCATCTCTTTCTTAGGTATCCAAAGTTGGTAAGGGTGGATTGAATAGTACCAAGGAGAGTAGCCACACGTATCTTACGTGCTAAAGTATTTCTATCATCTCGTGCTCTGCATACAACTTCAGTTAAGTTACAGAACTGATTGGGTCGTAGGATAATCTCTGAACAGGGATTGGTTCCAAAGCTAATGTCGGATATTCTACGTCCATTCTGTGCTGCCTTGGCTTGTGCAGACCTACGATTAAAGATACCACGTTCACCTGACTTACTTTCATATAAGGATTGCCACTCATTCATAAAGATACCAGTATCAGGACGATCTGTATATACAGCAGAGTTATTAGCCAAGGCTCTTTCTGGATTGGTATAGGACCATGCACCAGACTTAGCCATTCTCATACGAGCATCTGATAGGTTGGATAAAGATATTAAAGCTGATCTACGTACACCACCTACAACTACAACATCTCCAATCTTACATACAATATCATGGCATTCAATTGAACTTAATTTCCTGCCTCTGGCTTCCTCAAACTTACGTATAGTGAAATCAAACAAATCCACCAGAGGTTGTGGTCCACTGGCTCTACCACCAAAGGTCTTTAATCTTGATCCAGCAGGACGTACTTTACTCACATCTATCTTGGGAATACGATTGGTATAAAGGTATGATATTAGATCTTTAAGTGCTCTGGCCCATCCCTCTTTGGAATCAGCTATGCTTATTACGTCATCTGTTCTTTCAAACTCTATGTCTGGTATAGTGGGAAGGTCGTTAATGTATTGTCTCTCTACAGAGAACCCAACTCCTGTACCATTCATTAAGATATAAAGTATTTCATCAAAGGATTTTGGATTATCTATTGGTATATAAGAACAATTATATCCAGCTATGTTCTCTCGTTCCAAGGCTGGTCCAGCAGCCATTAATGATCTCATGCTAGGCATCACCTCAAGAGATAAGATAGAGTTCCTGATCATGTTCCAATCTTTATCATCAAGTTGATCCTTGACTCCAAGATTATTTTCCACATGATTACGAAAGAAAACTATTAATCTGTTGACGGTTTCATCCCAGGTTTCTCTACGTCCCTCTTCTTCCAGCCATCTGGAATAACGAGACAGATATATAAACGATTGGTATTCAGTTGGTAGGTGCATCCATCTTCTCCCCGTATCTAAGTTCCAATATCATTTGTGCATAATGGATTATCTTTTGGATATCCTTTGCACCTTCTCCTTTTGTCCTATGTCTGGTCACATACTTTACAATATTACCTTCAAAAAAGTCAAGTTCATTGGCATAAATATATTCAACTGGTTGAATGTGCAACTTCTTATAATGATCACCACCTACTTGATAATCCCTGATTGACATTCTATTCCTTTCCTATTTATTATCTGATAATATTTGATAAATTCTATATCGAAAATTTGATTTCTGTTCTGAATTAATAACTTCATAAGCAAATCCTCTAACAGCACCGGCATCTAGATTAGCATTGTCACATATAAATTCAAAGTTATCACATGTAACACCGATACTACAAAAGAACCATGCCTTTGCCTTATCCTTTGTTACAATATTAGAAACATTACTAGCATCTAATAAAGCCTGGAGAATAACAGCTAAGTATAGACGACGTTCAGGCTCCTCACGATCAAAGAGAACTATAGGATCTATAAATACTTCTTCATTTTTCTTTGGTTTGAACATTTTGTTTTAAAAATTTACCCGTTATAGAATCTCTTTTTGTATTACGATTTTTATTAAGGTGTATTAAGTTTTTCTGTTGCCATTTAGGATCTTTATAATACTCTCTTTCACCTAGTTTCTTTCTATATTCAGGATCTTTATAATACTCTCTTTCACCTAGTTTCTTTCTTGCTTCAGGATCTGAGAATTGTTTCTTTGCATTTTCAGATTGTTTCTTTATCCATTCAGGATCTTGATAACTCTCAACAGGACGATAGAACTTACCACCCACTCTTGAATTATAGTAAGCTGGTTCATCTGTTCCTTCAAGAGTGGAGGAAAGAACATTGAATTTCATTTGATAAAATAGCTCATAGTAGTGTAGGCTACGTTTGTTTTTATATTCAGCTATGATTTCAAATTTAAAATGTTCCTTCCCCATCTCCTCAATATCTTTCAGTAACCATTTAGAAGAACCCATATATGTTTTCCAATTGGATTCTGTTTCTTTTAACTTACGATACGATAGATATTGTTTACAACCTATGTATCCTTTTCCATTTTTAAGATTGGTTATTAAATAAACAAACCCAAACTTATCAAGATTGGGAATAAATTCTTCCTCCTTTCTATATATTAACCAATGATGGTCTACCAATTGACAACTTCCGGTACATCAGGAATCTTTCCAACGTTTGTAAGATATCTATATCCTCTTGCATAGTTGAATACTCGTAATCCCTGACCATTATTAGAATCTTTCCAACATTCTCTTTTATGATTACAATATATGCAAGATGTTCCTAATCTTTTATTACCTGAGACACCATCTTTAACGTCACTATAACAACGATTAGGTGGACTATCTTGTTGTACCAATACTTTAAGATATTCAACTCTATCTTCTGCATCTATCATCTCTAAAGAATGAACCGGAGTTAAACATATCTCTCCACTCTGCTTATTGATGGCTAGGAAAGCAGCCTCATCTACTTCATTTCCTTTAGCATAAGCAGATATCTGTGCTATATAACCAAAGGGATCATCTCTTACAAGATCTGCTTTCTGAAACTTTTCAAATCCTCGTGGAGAGGTGGACTTACAATCAACAAGAACCCCATCAATCACACAATCCTGATGACCTTTCACTCCTGCAACACTAAGTTCCTTTTGAGTATCAGTAACTATATGTCCTGCTAACCTAGAGAAAGCTATTAATAATTCTTCCAAGATGTGTCCATATAAAAACTTAATACGAGTGGAAGAAGAAACAGGAGCACTTTCTTTCTCCCTGTTTACATCATACCATAATTGTCTATCAGGTTTTCCTATTGCAGATAATCTTAGATTACGTTTACTCCTTTCTTTTTCATACAAGGCTGTCTTTAAATGTTCTTTTATATTATCTCCAAATTCATTTATGCATATATCTATTTCTTTTTCATTCAGAGAAATATCATCGGACTGAAAAAGATTATAAATATCTTCGACCAATGTATTTATGTTTTTCATATAAGAAAAGGGAGAGGCTTTTACACCTCTCCCACCTCCCACTTCTAGGATGCAAAGGGGATATCTTCATCCCCTTCATCACTAACAAATGCACCATCAACAACATCAAAAGCCTCATCAGCTTCTGTATTATAAGGAATGAGTTCGACTACCTGAACTGCACGTAGATCAGCCGATACTCCAGCCCTTCCCTTAAACTCCCACTCATAGGTTGTATAGTGTACATTAACCTTTGAGCCATTACCAATAAGGGTATTGGTCATGGTACGTTTCTGACCATCAACAAGATCAGGAGCACGATTAAGGGAACCATCTTTCCGACGAACCCGACGTTTGACCGTGACAAAATCTCCACGATCATCACCTTTATTCTTAATAGCAAGTCCGTCTTTCTTAACTATCTCTAAGTTTTTCTTATCGAGATTGGCAACGTCAATAGACCATATACCATCAGAGTCAAAGGTGGTATTTGGGTTGGTAATTGCAGCCCAATAAGCTGTTCCTGTAATTACTGGCATATTTTATAATTCCTTTTCTGGGTTAAAAACTGAATGTCTCATACTTTTAATTGTTTGTCAAGTATTAATGTGTCATGGTCCATGTTTCTCCTTCTTTCCATGTGCTATCTAAAGGACAGTTGAATTTTAATTTACGTTCTGTATCCTTAATAGCCTCTCTTGTTATGGTTCCAAATCGTTTTACATCTCCTTTTGCCACTTCAAATTGGTATTCATCGTGGATAGAGGCCACTAGTTTGGCATCTACTCCTGTACTCTTAACTCTCTGTATCATATTAACGAGCCAATCCTTACATACACTGGCCCCGGCTCCCTGTATAAGAGTATTAAGGCTGCTGTGGGGGCTTCTTATGAACAAGGTACGTCCGTCCACACCTTTAATCTTTCCCTTCTCAGCGGCTCTCTGAACCTCATTACGGACCCTTTTAAGGGCAGGAAGACCAGATAGAAACCTATTTATGAGATTCTGTCCATGTTCTCTATTTCCACCCACAATTTTACCTATCTTAGCAGCCCCTGCTCCATAGAGAAAAGCATATATGAATGTCTTGGCTTGATCTCTATCGGTAATACCAGCCACTTTCATATTGGCTGTATGAACATCTCCATTCAGGATCTCATTTGTATATGCTTTGTCATTCATTAAGTGAGCCAAGCATCTAAGTTCAAGACCTGAAGCATCTGTTCCAACCAAGGTATGGGTATGTGGATTTTCCACGGTCCAGCAATCTCTACATTCTTTACCAAAGGGACTTCGGATTGCTGGTATCTGGGCCATGTTAGGACTATGATGTGCCATTCGACCTGTAATAGTTCGTAGAGTTAAGACCCTACCATGTACCCGACCTGTTGTATCATTGTAAGAATTAATCCATGATTGAATTTGTGCTATTCTCTTTTGTAATAAGAAGAACCTGGAGAATTTCTTTGCCTCTTCCATATTAATCTTATTAAGAATCTCCTCACTAATTATTATATTACCTTTGTCTGTAAATTGTTTAGGCTCCCATCCTCTTTCCATTAAACGATTGGCTATCTGTTGACGAGATCCTATATTGAATGATATGTATTTTGTTTTGGTTTTCATCTCAACCATAGTAGGTTCAAATTCTTTCAAGGCCCAGGTTTCCAGAACATATGCTTCATCTGATAGACGAGCAAGTAATCCAATTGTCTTTTGTATGTTAAGAACAAATCCATTCTTCTCCTGTTGATCTATAATAGCTCTGATCTTATGTTCAAGATTGATGGAGAAGGAAGAGAATTTCTCTGACTCTTTAAACAATTGTTTATATAAAGTTTCTGTTAAGTTAACATCATTTTTACAATACTTTAACATGTCTTCATTATAAGTTTCAAAGTTATCACACTCCCATTTGGGATGGTTTAATCTAATTCCCCATGCACCAAGACTATGACCACCTTCTCTAATGGGATTAAATAATTGAGACATAACTAAAGTATCCACTACTTGATTTAATTTAATATTAGTATCAAGTAATCTATTTAATATAGGAGCATCAAAAGATATTCCATTATGCATTATAAACTTATCAATTGTACTGGACCAAGATTTAAACTTATCTAAGTTATTATGATCCCATACATGTACTTCAGATGTTAAAAGATCCTTTGCTACTATGCAATGGATCTTCTGTGCATCTAAAGAATCTGTTTCAATATCAAGTACTACAGTCATACAGCAAAACTTTCTCCACATCCACATTGGGATGTGGCATTAGGATTTTTAAATACTATATAAGAACCATTAATTCCATCCGTATAATCTATGGTTACATTCATCAGAAACATTAAAGCCTCCGGTCTAACGTACAGATTACCATCAAGGAGTGGTATTACGTCATGCTTCTCAGGAATATCATCTACTAAATCCCATTCATATGTGAACCCAGCACAACCACCACCCTTTACACCAAGTTCAATACCCTTAACAGCTTGATCTCTAACTATACGTGATAGATGTTCGTTAGCTTCTTCAGTAACGGTTATCATAACGATTCCTTTTTATCCATCTTTCTTTTATTATTATATTCAGAGTATCTTTTATCATTAAAATCTTTTGTAATATTTGAATCTTCTATATCAACTAACTTAGCATCATTGATATTTATATGATAGAACTTTTCATTAGTCGCATACTTATTATTAATAGATGCTACTTTAGAATCTTTAACTGTTTGTCCGTCAATAAACCATGCTTGTTTACAATCACTACGAAATATAATAAAAGTTAATGTACCTTCTGATCCATCATGTACCCATTTATCTATGAGTCTTGCTTTTCTATAGGGAATACGTACTTCATCCCATTCTTTAGGCCATTTTCTAAGCCAACTATATTTAATTTCAGTTTCAAAAAAAGCTGGTTCATTATTTTTACTACATGTGATATCAACTCCGTAAGTTTCTTTCAGGTCTATAGATTTATAGCCATTTTTCTTCAACCAATTTGCCATTATTCCATTAGATAATGGATCAGCTTTATTATAAAGTTCTCTATTAAATCGCATCAATCATCTCCTGTATCAAATGGGTTATCAATTTCTGTCATCCTACCAGTATCTTTATTGTAAAACAAATGAGTAGATATTCCTGTGTCTCCTGTATATCTATTCTTTAGAATACGAATCGTCGTTGTATTAGATAGGATAGGATCATCCTCCTGTTGATTTCTTTCCAATCCGAAAACCATATCTGACAAATGTCCAATGCTCGCTGATCCTCTGAGATGTGAAAGGGATATTTCTCGACCATCCTCATGTCCTCTATCTCCAGAAGGTCTACGTAAATGTGACACCAATATTAAACATATACCTGTTTGTTCTACAAGGGATCTTAGCTTGGTCATTAATATATCTATACTCCTTCTCTCGTCTGTATCTTCTTGTCCCGAAACTAGGATACTAAGATGATCTAAAATGACCCACTTAATGTCAAGTGCTTGGGCCATGTATCTAAGTCGGGCAAGTATCTCATCATTCTCTATTGATCCAAAGTGATCGAAGGCAAAGAACCTACCACTATTAATAGTAGCATCCTGCCATTCTTTTAATTGTTCTTGACTATATCCTGATCTAACTTCCTTAATATATAAACGAGCACATGCTTCGACAGACATGATGTTCCATGCTGTATGTTTTATACTCTCTTCCAAGGCAAGGATACCTATGTTATCTTCTGTATTACGTAAGAGATGATGCATAAGTTCCCTAGTTATGGAACTCTTTCCCATTCCAGCCCCAGAACAGAACGTCGTAAGCTCTCCGGTTCTCAATCCATAAGTCTTTTCATTCATCTTAGGCCAAGGATATGGACAAGTCTCACAATATTCTTCTTCATAAAGAGAGGCACCAAGATCTTTTAAGTTAATAATTCCTGCCGGGGTATATGGTTTAGCTGCCCACCAACATTGATTGAATGCTTCTCGTTGCCCCATCTTTAAATATTCATTGGCATCCTTATGTTCCATCCTCATTATCTTGCACTTATTAGGAGAGAACAATTGAGCTACCTTTTCAGCAGCATCTTGCCCTTGCTTATCCATATCAAAGCAAAGAACAACATTGTCATACATGTCCAGATAGTTAAAGGCTTCTTTGCAGTCTCTTAATGCACCAGCAGCTCCAGTTTTTATACTAACACTAGGCCAATGTGCTCCCATTAATTCATAGGCACTCATGGCATCTATTTCACCTTCACAAACTGTAATATACTTTGCCTTTTGTGTGAATATATTTTGTCCAAAGAGTACAGCATCAGATAGTTCACCTTCTACCCACATACGTTTATCTTTGGTCTGTCTTATTTTATTTCCTATATGCTTATCATTATCATTATAATATCCATACAGATGATGTGTTGTTATATTACCATTACGTTTAATTTTAGTATTAAATTTCTTGGCAGTCTTAAGAGATATTTTTCTTTCAGATATCTCTCCCCATTCTCCAGTTGTAGCCATAGATTTTACCTTTGCTTTAGATATTGATACTACATTATCATCGAACCTGGTTTCACAAGAAAAGCACCATGAATATCCTGCCGTATGATTTACATTGGCATCGCTTGATCCACAAGCAGGGCATGGCCCTCTATCTAACCATTTCTTTTGTTGCATTTACACCCCCGGTCCCGGCCAAGTT